TAAGCTCCAACTTAACGGCCAAGACCGCTTCTCTGAGCGTGAAGGTTCTTACTTCTCTTGGGTCCAACCTTACCAAGCTCACACTCGCAACCCTGATGAGGGTATTAACGTGTATAGCTTTGCCCTCCGCCCTGAGGAACACCAACCCAGCGGCACATGCAACTTCTCACGCATTGACAATGCCACACTTCAATTGGTCTTGTCTAATGCCACTGTTGAGGGCACCAAGACTGCTAAGGTCCGTGTTTATGCTACCAACTACAATGTCCTCCGTATCATGTCGGGCATGGGCGGGTTAGCATATTCTAATTGAGCGGGTTGTTACCATTTATGGTCTCATATTTTTATATACAATTTAATAATTAAATCAATGATTTTTAATTACTAAAGCAAAAAACGATATAAAGACTCCACCCTAAAAAATGATTTTGTCATTGATTTAGATAATGTATGACAATGGCTAGGATTTAGTTCTAAACATAAGGCAAAAGAATTATTAAATAAAAATTTTTTCATTAATAAAGATTATAAAATTTTGCTATCCCAATTGGGTGAGCAAAAAAAGATTCTAGAGGAGGACACAATAAAGAAATTATAATGTTAAATATTAAAACATTTAAGTTGTTTTGTATTAAAATACCTACATTGATATGTGTAAAAGGAATAAGTATAATACATTTACAAATTATTTTTACCCCTTTTATCATTTCAATTACTCATTAATCATTAGAGAAAAACACCTTACTTTCTAATATAGGGTCATATACATAAAAACATTTAGGTATAACACGAATCCCATAATTGCCATTTATTATTTTTATATTTATTATTTTTAATGGTTCTGTTATATTATTTTTACATAATTCCTTTATTTCAGCATTAGGAACATATCCAATAATTTTATCATTATTCATGATAGAAATCGCAAACGGGTCATATTTATTATCTACTTCATGTTTCATAAATAATTCAGTATCATATGTTATATTACAACAATTTTCCTTATAAAAACTAATACCTGAAATTAAAAATGATTTTTCAGGAAAAATAATTTTATTACCATAATATTGTTGAGTGAAATGACCATAAATAGACATTTAATATATTATAAACAGTATATTAAATCTTTAAGTTAATCGGCGTTTAAATTGTTAAAGGTATAAATAACGTTTTGTATTAATAAAGATTATAAAAAATCGCTTCTCCAATCGGAGAAGCAAACCAACATTAAAGGAGGTCACAATAAAGAAATATTTATGTTAAATATTAAAACATTTAAGTTGTTTTGTATTAAAATACTTTCATTGTTATGTGTAAAGGAATAAGTATAATACAATTACAAATAATTTTATAAAAAAATGAAATAATTTAAAGCAAAATAAATAACTAATAAATACAACAATAGATATGACCCAGTCATCAAATATAACAATTTGCGTAAAATTAGCTTACACATGTATAACAAAATATTATTCAGTCACTCCTGACATGTATATTAAAAAATTTATAGAACTAATTAAAGATAAAGCACATATTTATTTTCAACTTGAAGAAGGTACCGAAGTTGAAATTGTTGAAGCAGGTCAATTCAATAATATTAATGGTCGCGATGCGGAACTAGCTCCCGCTGTTGAAATAAATCCTAATATTACTTTAAGAGAAAAATATGAACATATAAATTATAATGTTTCATTTTATATAAGGCCTGTTGTTCTACAAGAGAGAAATAGAGTTCTTTCATTGATTCACCCAGATGATTTAGATGACGATAATGATGACAATGGTTATATTTCTCCGCCAACTATCACACCTAATATATTCTCATGTGGTTGCCTATAAATAAAAATATTTCTTCACATTAGTAAAATAACAAATAAATAATTTTTTATTTTACTTTTTGCGGTTTGCTATCATTTTTTTTAAATGTATCATATGTAATGTCATTTGGAAAATATACATATGGAAATCCCACTATATTTTATATGAATGATAACGCTAAATTAGTAGTAGGCAATTTTTGTTCAATAGCACAAAATGTAACTATATATTTAGGAGGTAATCATAGAAATGATTGGGTAACGACATATCCATTTGGTCATATTCATACAAATATATTTAATGGTTTTAATGGTGATGGACATCCAGGAACAAAAGGGGACGTAATTATAGGCAATGATGTATGGATTGGTTCAAACGCAACAATTATGTCAGGTGTTACTGTAGGCGATGGAGCGGTTATAGCAAACAATAGTCATGTTGTAAAAAATGTAGAACCGTATAGTTTAGTAGGTGGCAATCCAGCAAAGTTAATAAAATTCAGATTTACACCTGAACAAATAGAGAAACTATTACAAATTAAATGGTGGAATTGGGATGATGAAAAAATAAATACATATACACCACTATTATGTAATACAAGCATTGATGAGTTTATACAATCAGCATTAGAAATATAAAGTAAATTTTATATATTAATTTTCGTCACTATCTTCCTCTTCCTCTTCATTTCCTTCTTCATATTCATCATCACCATCCAAATCGTCATCTTCTATTTTAATATATTGATTATCTTGCCATACTACTTTACGTGTATTAAAGAGCACGTTCATATTTATTATTTCTGGTTTATCCGTTTCCGATGTAAATAATTTTAATATTTGAGCGTCATCTCTAAAACGCAATGTATATGTCTGTTGAATATTATTTCTACCAATTCGGCCCATTGCTTGGATAATTTTTTCTTGCGTTAAATCCAAATCTTTGCTCAAATAACCATGACAGAATTGATAATTCGTGCCATAAATATAGTCGCTAGTAGCAATAATCATATACAATTTCTGTTCATCCGCTAATTTTTTCATTATTTCTGTATATGTAATATTTTCATGATTAATAAACACTCCGATGCCCATCATAAGAAGAACCTTCCACGAACTTTCTACGCCCTTTAAGGCCATTATATCACCAACTGTATTGTCATCGATATGACTAGTAAATGCGGCTTTAGTATCTAACCCGTCAGCCCATTTATCGATATGCATTTTTTTATTTGGCACAAAAGTATCGTTTAATGTAGCCAATTTAATCATTGACCTGAGTGAATTTATTTCATTTGTAAGCTTTCCAATCTCACCTTTGCTTTCGATTTCTTCTCCACATTCTCTATTTAATTTTTTAGGGTCTTTTGATGATTTATTTCTCCCTTTAATGGACGAACCATTGTGAAATGCGGAAACACTATTCTGAACAGCATTATCAGAACGCTCTTTTATAAATTCAATTTCAGTCTCAAGCAAATGAAGTTTTTCATTTATTACATTATTATAATCGATTTTTTTCGTAATTTCATCCATAACAATAGCTGGAATATTTGCTTGTTGGATACAAAACTTTGCGATTTTTTCAATATCGTTTGAAATAAATATAGTTGGTCCATCTGTCAAAGTATATGCGTCTTTTGTAGTTACATAAGCGCCAGAGGTTCCTGCTGGTGTCTGATTTATTTTAGACGAATCTACAATTTGTTCACTAGCTAATCTAGACAAAGGCGCACCAGATAACTGTTTTGTGATAGGCAAAGGAGGTGGTGTAATGCCTGGGCCAATACTTCTAGATTTGGATATCTTATTTCCTTTATTATCAATTGTATCATTATTCACGATTCGTGGTTTTCTCGTTTGTATTAAATTTAGATAAATAGATGCCCACGATTCTTTCTTAATATTTTGTAAAAGTTTAATATAATAAATTTTTATATTTGTCATATTTACATCATTTAATGTTTCAAAATGTCTATTGACATTCATTTTTGAACTAGCAAAATTATTTTTATTCACAAATGTAATAAACTCAGTCACTTCTTTTAGGTCAAAGTATCTAAGCAAGGTTAAATAATTTTCGCAGTGTTTGGCTACCTTGACAGTTTCTTCGTAATTTTCATTAATATGATGCGGCAAAACCACATATCCATCTTTATTAATGATTGGAATTGATTTTTTACAATCATGGCTAACAATATTACAAATTTCAGCGGTAGGAAATTTCTCTAAGAAATTAGGAATTGTTTCTGTAAGCTCATTAAGTTTTGGCAATGTAGCCGAAGATAATACCACATTTGGTATCAAATTTTTTTTCCAATTTTGTCTAATGGTTACATGAAAATCATGTTGAGGGTAGTCAAGTGTAATTGTCGGTTCATCCCAATAAAATATTATATCCTCTGCT